GCTGTTATTTTGACCTGCAAAACGAAGAGCAGGAGCGTAGAATGAAGCGAAGACGGTAGGTCGGCTGTGTCGGTTGTCGCTAATGTCGCCATTAATGTTGATAGCAGTGGTGCTGTCAGCAAGCTGCGGCAGGTGCAAGGCCAAGCGCAGCAGACTGAGCGCGCGTTTGGTGGTGTTACTGCGGCTGTTGGAAAACTTGTTGCTGCATTTGCAGCAGTCCAAGCCGTAAAGTTTGTATTCGTACAAGCTGCGGAGCTGCAAAGCCAAACACGAAGCCTTGAGGTATTAACCGGCAGCGCCCAAAAAGCTGGGCAGATCATCAAGGAGCTGCAACAACTTGGCGCGGTAACGCCGTTCACCAGCACTGAGCTGATTGATTCAGCCAAGCGGCTCCAAGCATTTGGCGTTGAAGCTGATAAGGTTGTCGAAACCACCCGCAGGCTGGCAGATGTCAGCGGCGCCACTGGCGCTGAACTGTCTGGATTGGTGACCGCTTACGGCCAAGTCCAGGCCAAAGGTCGCCTGCAAGGCGAAGAACTTTTGCAATTCCAAGAGCGTGGCGTTGCGCTGCAAACTGAGCTGCGCAAAATGTATGGGCTTAGTGGCGATGAGTTCCAGAAAGCACTAGAAAAAGGCCGCATTGGCGCAGAAGCAGTACAGGTTGCGATTATCAACCTTACCAACGCCGGCGGCAAATACGCCAATGGAGCCATTGCTCAAAGCGATACATTAAATGGCAAGTTAAGTACACTGCAGGATTCATTTCAACAATTAGCGCGAAACATTGGAACGTTTTTTGAGCCAGTGTTTAAGTTTTTGATAGATGGCATTAACGCATTTCTTGATCGTGTCAATAATGGCCTAAGGGCATCGGCGCAACTGAAGGCAAATGAGCAAGCGGCAACCCGGACTCGAAGTAAGTTTGGCGCTTTTCGTCAAATAAACCCATTTGATCAAGAGGCTCAGCAATACGAAGAGCGGCTGCAAAAGTCAATTTTCAAATCATTGACCAGCCAAGGCGGAGCAGGCGGCGCACCATCGGCTCCTGCGTCTACCGCCGTGCCGGCATTGCTGGGCGCTACCGGCGGTGGTGGTGGTGGGCGCGCTGCAGGTGGTGGCTCCAGCAAGGCAGCCAGTGATGCCAAGCGGGCTGCAGATGAAGCCGCACGCGAAGCACAGCGCGTTGCTGATGTAATAAGGGATCAGCAGTTTATTACACAGCAACTAGAAGTGCAGCTTAAATTTGCAAATGAGATATTTGAGGCGGAGCAAAATGGAGATGCTATACGCGTATTGAATTTGCAAACGCTAGAGCAGCAAGTTTTAGCGGAAAATGATATTGCAAAGGCAATGAGTGAAGAAGCAAATGCCGCCGCTAGGCTTGCCATAGCGGCAGCAGGACGAGTCAAGCTGCAATCTATTACCAATAAAGGCGTGCAAGATGTTATTGCATTGCAGGTGCAGCAAGAAAAAAGCTTTGACGCAATTATTGCCGACCTCGAACTAGAGCTGGCGCTTAAATCTGCCACTACCAAAGAAGCGCGTGAGCAACTAAGGCTGGCTTATGAGCTAGCCAAGCTGCAGGGCCAAGGCTTTACGCCTGAGCAAATTGGCGCAATTACCGCCAAAAAGACTGAGCTAGCAGCACCGCTAACTGATGCGCAAAACATATCAGCAACAATTGGTAAATTACAAGATGAGATCACGCAACTCACCAGCATCAGCAACATTGCCATTACATCTGCAGAAGGTATCGGTAATGCCTTTGCGCAATCATTCCAAGGGTTAATATCTGGCACCATGACTGCTAAAGAAGCATTAGGTAGCTTCTTTAAGTCAGTTGCAGATATGTTCCTTGAAATGGCAGCGCAAATTATTGCCAAGCAGATCACGATGATTATCCTGCAAACCATCCTTAAGGCTCTTGGGGGCGCCCCAGGCGGCGGCTCTAGCAGCAACGCAGCAGGATTCGGCGGCTCCTTCGACGCAGGCATACCAGCCATAGGAAACACAACAGACTTTTCGGGCGCATTTAAGATGCGCGCCATGGGTGGCCCCGTATCCAGCCAGCAGCCATACATCGTTGGCGAACGTGGCCCTGAGCTGTTTGTACCAAGCACTGGCGGCAGCGTAGTCAATAACAATGACCTCCGTAGCGCAATGGGCGGCAGACCCGGCGGCGCCAACGGCTCCACCGTGCTCAACATGAGCTTTCAGTCCACCACCATCAACGGTGTCGAGTACGTCAGCCGCGATCAACTGGAAGCCGCGATGGCGCAAACCCGCCGTGATGCCTCTAATGATGGTGCCAAACGTGGCATGAGCATGACATTAGATAAACTGCAGCAAAGCCCCTCAACACGCCGGAAGGTTGGAATCTAATGGCTGACTTTCCTTCTCTAAAGCCAACTAAACGTAGCTTCCAACTGGGGCAGTACCCAATCAAGACCTACCGGGCGCTGTCTGGCGCAAGCATTCGCCGTAGCTTTGGCAACAAGCCTGCTGGCTATACACTCGACCTTGAGTTTGCCAACGTCCCTGAGGCAACCGTAAACGACATCTGCGATCATTACAACGGTCAAGGCGGCGGCACATTGGGCTTTGTAGTGCCGGCAATTGTATTTTCCGGCTACACCAGCACACTACAGGCCAAAGTACGCGCTCCTGTCGGTATTGAGTGGCTATACGCTGGGCCTCCTAGCATCAGCAGCATCATCAAAGGCATCAGCACTGTAACTGTCCAGCTAGTTGGAGAAATAGTGTTATGAGTGAAATTCGCATTGCTCAGTACTTTAACCTGCTAGACGCAAGCGGCAATCGCCACCGCTATCAGAACTACTTCGTTAAAGAGCCTAAAGTTTTAGATGGCGCACGCTACGACTTTGTGCCATTCCGGGCCGAAGGCAGCACTGCCAACCTCAACGGGGACAATGGTATTGTGCAGGTGTTATTCCCCGCCACAGCACTCAGCATTAGATTGGTTGAACTAGGCGATGGCAACCGTCTAAGCAAGCTAACTTTGACGACACAGTGGCTCAACGCTAATTTAGAACCGCGCTTAGGCCGCACCTATGAAGAACGGTATGTGGGCATCGGTGCAAGCTTCTCAGAAACTACTGTTGAATTGAGATTCCGCACTGCTATGGATTCCGTTGGCGCTCAGTTTCCTGGTCGTACCTTGACTCGCGCACTCGTTGGGCCACTGCCTATCAACGCTGACTTGGTGCTGCGATGATTAACACCAACGATTTAATTGGCCTAAGACGCGCATGGGGCGCTTTACCCGGAGACAATTCAGGCATGATTGATTGCTGTCTAATGGCAGCGGAAGTTCATAAAAGACTGGGCTACTACGACTACACTCAAGATATTATGCAATACTTTGAGCAATACACCGACGCAACATTTCCCCCTAGTATCATTCCACGCTGGCTATTAAAAAACGCCAAAAAGCTCAAGGCACCTGAAGCGCATGCCGTTGCATTGATGCGCGGCCATGGCATGGGAGCACTCGGCACGTTGCTAGACGACAAGCGAATGATCTACATTTCTGGCAGATCCGGCGTTGTCGTGGGGCCTATTATCAGCGAAGCTACGCACTTTTTCAGGCTGAACAAATGACACGCAAGTTACTGCCTTACGAGTACGAGCTGATTGAAACCCTAGGGATCACAAGGGAAGAGTATTTTGATTTCCTGGATCAACAGCACGTTTACAAAGACAGCAAAGTAGGCACACAGCTTGATATACGTAACGCAGACCCAGCTACATGGGCAATTATTTTAACGGTTGTCGGCATTCTGTTTCAGGTGGCGTCTGCGCTGCTATTTAGGCCCAGTGTGCCTGGCGCTGCTGAAGGCTCAGAGCAAACACGCGATCAACGAGTAGGCCGGCGCTTTGGTTTTAACGGCGCCCAGGAGCTAGCCAAATACGGAGAGCCCATACCACTGGTCTACACCAATACTGCCGACAACCCTAGGGGTGGTGTACGGGTATCGACATTGCTCCTGTGGAGCGCCATCCTCAGTTTTGGCAATCACCAGTTCATGCGACTGATGATGACCATTGGAGCGGCCAAGATCATAAGCATTGACCCTGAACGCACAGCCATCGGGCAGTTCCCGGTGCGCGACTTGGTGCTAAGCAACATCTGGCAATACTTCAACCCCAACGGCCCTACTAGGTACAACAATTTACAGCAAATTGACAACCTTGATGCTAAAGATCCAACCAGAGATGCTGCCACAAATTACACTGCTCAAATTAGCCAAGGCAACGACCTAAGCAGTCAAGAGGGCTTTAGCCAAGCTTTCGCCCCTACTACAGCCGAGAGCGTTGGCGTCACCGGCTTCATTCCAATCAACGTGGACTTGTTGACACTAAACAAAGACGGCAAGCCGGAGCGCAAGATAGTGAATATTGAGCTGGCTGGTAGGGGCTCGTATTGGACCAACAGTGACAGCGGCCGTAATTCCGTCCCAGTTGGCACCACGTTCACACTGAACATTCCGAAAGTCGAAGAGAATGTTTCGTCAGACAACACCCGTGGCCTTGCTCGTCAAGATGCCGTAAGGGCTGCGGCAGCCTTAATTGACAACGGCAGTTTGTTCAAATCCGGGTCGCTTTTACTGCGAGTGGTTAGCGCCGAGTACGACGGCAACGGTAACATTGAAACATCAAACTTAGAAGTTAAACTTAAGTGCGTAAAAAGGGGAAAGTTCCCTCTTATCGGCTATGACACATTGCACTGGCGAGACATCCAAAGTAAAGAGCGCGAAAAATACGAAACAAACCTGGCTAACAACAAGCAAGAGATAGAAGACAAAACCGCCGCAATAGAAAACAATAATAATTTAATAGCTCGGGGTTTTGTAGGCATACTTCCGTTGGACGAAAGATCCTACTTCCTGAACAAAGAAGATAGAAAAGCTATCAAAAAAGAAAATACAGAATTTGCCGCTGAAATCGAGAGATTAGAGGGGCTTAATATAAAAATACTAAGAACATTGGAAGGCATCTACTTGTCTGCTCTCCAGCCGTTTTTTACAAAAGGGCTAGCCCGAGTCGAAGAAGCGGCATACGCGAGCGTGACAAAATGTCATGTGTTAGACATGGCATTGCGCTTCCAGGCGTACCGCCGGCTTAGCGGACGCAGCAGTGTCTACGGCAGTAAGCAAGTGGATTACGGTCACAGCGCATCGAACAATGGCGCCAAAGCTCGCACTGCCATGTTCATGGTGTACTACAGGCTAAATAACGAACAAGCGGAGAACAGGCTTCCGTACATATTTTGTTGCCGAGGCTTTAACGAGCAAGATTCTTTTGTCTATCTCAAGCTTCAAACCGATGGAGCACCAAAGGCTTTTTCAGTGCGGCTAGAGGCGGTAGTAAGCCACCCAGCCGAAAACAGTTCAGGGGGCATCAAAGGTTACTGTTACCTGGATTCCACTGCCGACGCAAGGTTACTCACAAAGGGAGACACAGGCGATGGGCGGCTACAGGTTCGCTTTAATGGTTCCGAAGTCAGTTCGCCCTACAACAAAAGCCCACGTGACACCACCGAGTTTGACTTATTCAACTACGACGCATTTTCAACCTCAGCTTTTTCATTCGACAACGGCCCTGAAATTAGCATTACAGCCGTAAACGAGCAGCTTATCGACAAGTGGAAAAACTATGCAAAAAACAAAAGCGGTGAAAGCATCCTGTATAACAGACTATCCAACTTTGCATTGCACGTTGTCTCAGGGTCTGGTACGCAAGATTTACGTAACGTCAGCGTATGGGTCAACAAAGGCAAGGCCCTGCGGCGCCTAAGCCCTAACCCCATTGCCTATCCCACAGATGTTGAAATTAGAGAACTAGCCAATTCAACCCCAGATCAAGCCAGCTCGTATGCGCCTGATATTTTCCTTGATACCGTCCTCGACAAAGACGATGGCATAGGAGAATATGCCGACTTGCACTCTGTTGACGTGCAGCAACTATCCCTCACTAAGCGATTTTGCATAGAAAATAAACTGTTCATGGACGGTGTTATTGCCGACCAACGCTCCTGGCGCGACTTCTGGGCGCAAGTAGCACCTTACAGCTTGCTGGAACTAGCAAAAATTGGGGGGCGTGAAACTCTCATACCAGCGCTGCCTTTTGTTCGTGCCACAGGTGCCATTAGCCGGGACATCGAAATCACTGCATTATTTAGCCAAGGCAACATCCTGGAAGGTACGCTGAAAGAAGAGTTTATGGATTACGGGGCTAGCACCCAAGATGTAATCATTACTGTCATCTTTAGAAACGTAGAAAACAACGGTATATTCCCCAGAAACGATAGCGTCGAAATTAAGCTCACTGACACTGTAGACGGAAACGCAATTAGACAAACCCTTGACGTTTCTCAGTTTGTCACACGCCGCGAGCAAGCCATACTGCTGGGCAAATTCCTCTGCAACACACGCCGTCATAGTCGTCGTGCCATTGAATTTCAGACCTTCCCGACGGATGCACCTATCGCTCCTGGTGACTACATCTACGTTGAAACAGGCAACACTCAATGGGATCAAATCTATACAGGCCGCATTGAAGCCGATGGTGCTCTTAATCTGCCTATTGCAACAAGCGTACCGAACGGAAGCTTTAACTTTTTAACTTTCACCATCAATGCCGGCAGCACCAGGGAGTTCAATGATGTTACGGTAACCAATAACAGTGCGCCAGCGTTGGCATCACGGGCTGGCGATTTATTTGTGCTGGGGCGCCCCCTTCTGGATAAGCGTGTTTTCCGCATCACGGAAATCAGCATGGAAGAAGAAGGTGAAACCACCGTGCGGGCCATCGAACACCCGTGCGGGGCAGGCGGCAAATCGCTTATCGCCCGAGGGCTCGACGTAAAAGTCAACGACCTGTTTACGATAGACGGAGAGCTAGATTAGAATGGGCACAATACCTGGCAGCACACGGTAATGGGCTTTTACACCGGACGCAGCGGCAAAATCTTCCTTTACGACGCGACTGCAGTAAATCCTTCGCCTAGTTCAGCCACGGCTGTTCTGAAAATTCGTGACTGGTCCATTGATACCACCCTGGATCTCTTGGAAACCACCACAATCGACACTGCCGTTAAATCCTACACACCTGGCACAGTCAGCTCCACGGGCTCTGCCACTGTAATGTATTACCGTAAAGAATCAGGAGACGTTGGCGTCCAGTTCGATCAACTGCTCAGTAAAATCATGAAAACAAGCGCAGAAGGCGTTGGTACAGGGGACCGCGTGGGGCTTTCGTTGCGGGCGGGTAGTCAGGCAGGGATAGGTACGGACGTAAAAGACGACATTGCTTTTAATGCTTATATTACCAGTGCCAGTATTACTGTAGGTACAGGCGAGTTAACAAGCGTTGCCATCCAGTTTACTGTAGATGGACCATTCCTAGAAATTGTAGACGCATGACTTACTTTCTGGGCAATCTAGGCAATGTTCGCTTGCGGCGTAACACTGAAGTCGTTTTGCATACAGAAATAAGAGATGCTGACGTTACTCCGGTACTTAACCGTGTCGGCTTTGATGGCTCCAGTGAAAACCTGCTGACAGGTGACAAGGTAACAATTCGCACTAATGACCCACGCGGATTGTTGTTTTTCACTGTAGGTAGCTGGGTCGATGGCGAGGGCGTTGAGCAGAGCAGTTTTTCGGCGTACGTAAATGTTAATGCTGCTGGCGGCTTGCGCTTTTTCCCTTCTTTCGCTGCAGCAGTCAACAATAACAGAGCCCAGGAGTACGAAGTTAAATCTTTTGCTGGTGCGCCGCTACCAGTGCGGCTGGTGGTGCGTGACATTTCCGCCAACGTTCTCGGTGACGTTACAAGTTACACCTTCAACACTGATCGTGAAGGGCTAGATACAACCACGCTAAGTGACAAATTCAAGCGTATGTATTCGGCTGGCCTTATTAGCGGCTCGGGTTCCATCGACTGTTTATTTAACAATGTTGCATCAGGCATTAAAGAAACACCATTGCTGATGCTGCAACTTATCAACCGTGTTGACATTGGCAGCGAATTTGACCTGCTTTTATCTATCACGGACTCAGAAAACAACCCGAGTGCGACAGATATTTACTACGAGTTTTCCGCGATGGTTACTCGGTCTGGATTGGAAGTCACTGCTTCTGATCTTATTTCCTGTAGCATAGACTTTGTAACCACTGGCGAAATCAAGTTGCTGGTTGGCCGTCCTTCTGGTTACATCTTAAAAGAAGACGACGACCGCATCGCCCTCAACCAGAACAGCCTGGAGTTCCTCTTAACCGAGGTTGAGGACTAAACTGTACCAAAGGAGCTTGTAACCCGTGGCCGACCAACGCATTACGCAGCTCACGAAGCTGGCCCAAGCCGACGTAGCGGCTAACGATGTACTGCCCATAGTTGACATCGGCTCCAGCATCACCAAAAAGGTAGAAGTCAAGGAGCTGTTTCAAGCTGGCGCCGATCTGGCCGACAGCGCCAGTATCGACCTTAGCAAGCTCGACCAATCCAGTACCACCAAGCTTGGCACGGCAGCACTGTCTGACGACGTAATCACAGCAGCGAAGCTGGCTGACGACAGCAGCCTCGCTTATGACTCGGTTGCACCCACAGTTGATAATTTTCAAGGGCGCGGCTACGTCAATAGCACCAGCAAGTACCTTCAAGTTTGGGACGGCAGCGCTTTTCAACAAGTGGTGGCGCCTACGGCAGGCATTGCAGATTTAGCCGTTACAACCGACAAACTGGCCGACGGAGCCGTTACTACGGCCAAGGTGACAGCGCTCGGCACAGCGGCATACGCGGATGTAAGTATAACTACAGCCAAGCTGGCGGATGGAGCGGTAACCGCCGCCAAAATAACTGATGCAACTATTACCACGGCCAAAATTGCAGCAGGCGGCATTGCCGAGGCTGGTATCGCTACCAATGCAATCACTACTGGCAAAATCCTTAATGCTTCAGTAACAGCAGACAAATTAGCGGCTGACAGCAGCACCATCGTTCAAGCGGGTACACCATTTGGCACCGGAGCGTTTGAAGGCCAGCAATGGTTTGACACAAATACCGAGGTCATATATGTGTGGGATAGCACAGCATGGGTGCGACAAGCGGCCATAAATACCCTTGTATTTACTGACACTACGCCCATTGCTTTTGCAGTGGATTACCCTGATCAACATAGCGCAACCATTACCACCACTCTTGACACTCAAATAGCCAATACAGCATTTTTAGGCCCGGCAACTGGCGCTGACGCTGCTCCTACATTCCGAGCTGTCACCCCCGACGATTTGCCTAATGCAACGGCTTCCACTAGGGGGATAATCCAACCTGGCACGGGGCTTTCGGTTAGCGCAGGGGTTTTGAATCACACAAACGGCGCCACTGCTGGCACCTTTACAAAAGTAACAATTGACGCGCAAGGCCACGTTAGCACTGGTGCTTTACTTGAAGCCGCTGATGTTCCAGCTTTAGATGCTGCCAAGATTGAGACAGGGGAATTGCCCACTGCCCGCATAGCTGATAATGCGATTACATCGACAAAGCTAGCTGACTACGCCACGGCATCCATAGGAGAAGGGCTGCCTGCTGCCGACTTCATCGGGCAAATTCACCTCAACCCGCTTGACCGTGCCTTCTTTATGTGGGACGGCAACGTTTACGTCCCCATCGGTATCTCTGCAGGTCAAATTGTTCTTGCTGGTACTTTTGATGCAAGTAGCCCTAGCGGCGTAGGCAAGGTACAAAGCGTCACACCCGATGGCCAAGCTGCTGGTTTTGTAGTCAACGACCCTTTACCTGTTCCGACGACTACCAACAGCAAATTTTATTTTGTGGTCAGCGAGGGCGGCACGATTACAAGCGGTAACGCGCCAAATGTACTATTAACTCCACCGGACATTATTCTATCTGTTTACAACGATACGTCTCCGCAATGGGTAGAAATTGACGTTTCTTCAGGGGCGGGCGCTATTGCTGCAACGCAAGTAAGCTTTAACCCTGCGGCAAGCCTTGCTTCTACCAATGTACAAACTGCATTGGAAGAAGTTAGCACCGAATGCCGTAACGCCACCAACATCACAAGCGGCACCCTTGCCGTAGCGCGTGGCGGCACCAACATCGCCAGTTACACCAAGGGCAACATCATTGCTGCCAGTGCTGCCACCACTCTTAACGCGCTGACAGTTGGCACCAACGGCCAAGTGCTTACAGCGGACAGTGCTGAAACCACCGGGCTCAAATGGGCCACGCCTACTGTAGGCACCGTCACTAATGTCACTAGCAGCACTGCTGCTTTAACTGTTGCCACTGCAACTACAACACCAGCCCTGACGGTACGTTCTGCCACTACAAGCGTGAATGGCATTGTTCAGCTAAGCGATAGCACAAGCACCACTAGTAGCGTACTAGCCGCTACTCCTACTGCCGTTAAGGCTGCTTACGACCTAGCCGCTATCGCATTGTCTGGTGCTGGCGGCACCATTACTGGTCAACTTCTAGTAGCAACTACGGGTTCGCTGGCTTTTGAGGGCAGCGTTGACGACGCCTTTGAAACTACCCTCACTGCAGCCAACCCGACAGCGGACCAAACTATTACGCTGCCTAATGCAACAGGAACATTAACGCTGTCTGGAGCAATCGCCAACGCCGATATAGCTGCTGGTGCTGCCATCGTTGATACAAAGCTAGCAACAATTTCCACTGCCGGCAAAGTTGCAGACACTGCCTTGCCTGATACTATTTCTTCCAATATTACGGGTAGTTCTGCTAGCTGTACAGGCAACGCTGCGAGTGCAACTATACTTCAAACAGCAAGGACTATCGG